GAAGTACGGCGAACTCCAGTACATCGAAATCGCTCATCGCGATTGCGTGATGGCGCTCGAAAACACAAACGGCTGGGAATGGGACGGCGAGTAACCATGACAACCAACCGCATTACGGACGAGCAGGAGGAGGACGCGATGCGCGTTCTCCGCCACTCTTACTGGGAGTCAGTGCTTGACATCGCGCAGGACATCGCGAGCGACCACGAACTAAGCGCCGATGACGTATCCGACCGCATCGCGGAGAGTGTGGACGGCTCGCAGTGGATTATCTACACATGGCGGGCGCGCCTTGTGCGGAGCCTGTCCGACCACGGCGACGCCTGCGAGGAGTACGGGTTTGACGACCTCGCCCGTGCCAGTGACGGACTCGACGCCGTCATCACCGCCGCCGCGTACGCCTCCATGCACGAAGATGTGCGCGATGTGCTCGACCACATGACCGCCGCTGCCAAGTAACCGACCACGCAATCACGTCTAACCGGCTTGACAACTTGTGCTGGACATGAGATAATCATCTTATCAAGCGAGACGACGAAGGAGACGACAATGACCCCAACCACGATGAAGACGGCGTACCGCCGACATGAAATCATTGAGGCGCGCGACACGCGCGGCACGTTCTACCGCGTCCTCGGACACGTCTGGCCGGGGAGCACGGGCATCAACGCCGTCGCGTTACACGCCATCGCGCGGGACGAGGTGGACATCTGCATGGACGGCGACCGCGACGGGCACGACTGCCCAGTGGAGGAGACGAAGTGATTGACGCACCCCCGATATTCTTCCTCGTACTCGGCATTCTGCTGGGTGTTGGCGGCATGACGCTGATAGGGCAATACGTAAACTGGCCGCGCTAACGCAGCGGCGAAGAGGGAGCCACCATGAAATTGACAGACATCTACCAATGCGAGCGCGCAGAAGGTCAGCACCGTGGACGCTGGATTATCCAGACCTATCACCCGACTGGGATGCCATACGCGGACGAACTGTGTCCGCACTACCCATCGCGCGAAGCCGCGCGTGAGGCCGTGCGGCAGGCCGCTTACGCGCTCTCACTCTACCGCGCGTAGCCTGCCGTTCCTCATAAACCCTAGAATCGCGTCTGACCGGCTTGACAACGTGTGTGGAGCATGGTATAATTACTTCAATGAACGAGACGAGGAAGGATAGACCAATGAACCAGCACCAGTACATCGACGGCAAGGTTGTACGGGTGACAACCCTTGAGCAGACCGCGAGGCTGGAGCGCGCTCTCAAGTTTGGCAACCTGCTCCGCATGAAGCGTGTCAAGGTAGACCCGACTGAGCCGCAGCAATACCAGTTTGTAGACAGCGCCGGAACTGTACAGGCCGATGCGGTCAAGACTGGAGACCACCTCGACAACTTCCCGTGGTCGTGGGTTATCGAGTTCGACCACAGCGGCCCGCGTGGGAGTGTGGATCAAGAGTCCACGCTGGATGCCTGCAAGCGGGAAATCGCCGAACGCTGGAAGCACCGGGTGCGGTAAGCACCGAATCAAACGAGACGATGAGGAGCCAGATGAACACCAATGAGCCGACTGGAAGTTTGACGGGACTAGAAAAGACCTTGCTTCTGCAATGGTTTATGTATCGGCTTTCTCTTGAAGATCGTCGGGTGCTGATGACAGAACTGCCTGTTGCGTACAGGCACCTTATCGGCACCGACCGATGACGTTCGATGGGTACGCGGATTGGACGATAGACAAGCCGATGACTTTCGACGAGGAGGCGGACTGGACGCTGGTGCCGGAAGGCTTGCACGGCGGTTTGAGGGGATATGTAATGCTCCACATCGAACCGGGTGGGTTTATGTCAGCAGTGTTGCGAAATGATTTGCTTGGGGCGGTGCAGAACGGTGATACCGAGAGCAGGGCTTACCTGTCGCGCATAGTCCAGTTCCTGTATTGGTCTATCCCGTCCAGCGCATGGGGCACCCCGGAGGCCGTCGAGCAGTGGCTTGCCGTGGATATGGGCGATACCTGTTTGGCGAAGGAGGCGTAGATGCCCGACATCATTTTCGACACCCCCGAGCAGATCGCGTTCTTCCAGTTGGCCGCGCGCAAGGGTGCGCTGAAGTTGTGGATCAATACCGGTATGCAGATGTCTCGCGGAGGCGCAATCCTCTCGACTTGCAAGAAGGTCTACGGCCTGAAGGGCAACAAGCACCAGATTCTGGCCCAGATGGAGCAGATGGTCGACGATGCAATCGCGGCCCGCTAATAGATAGCCCTAACCGGCACATGGTGCCGGGATTTTAGATGATTTGGAGGCGGTTTCACGCTAGTCTGGAGCCGCCTTGTTGAGTGTCACTGAATCTAGAAAGGCCAAAGTTGACTCCTAAAAGCCCGTGGCGCTCACGCATCGTCGGTTTCGGCGAGGAAGACCCTACCCAACTTCTCGCGAATCCGATGAACTGGCGCATCCATACCCGGGAGCAGGAGGCTGCGCTGCGGGACGTCCTGAACCGTGTCGGCTGGGTCGATGACATCGTTGTGAACCGGACTACTGGCCGGGTCATTGACGGGCACCTGCGGGTATCGGCGGCAATCTCCAGCGGAGAACTAACGGTGCCGGTGTCCTACGTTGACCTGACGGAGGACGAGGAGAAGTTGGCGCTGGCGGTGCTGGATCCGAGCAGGATGCTGGCGGCGCAGGATGACGCCATGATTCTCGAACTGTTGTCCTCTATCACGCGGTCGGTTTCTGAGGTTGGCCTAAACGCGCTCCTAGCCTCAATTACGCGTGAACCCCCAGCGTTTGCCCCGTTACCCCCACCCGATGAAATGGAGTTGCTGTCGCCTCTGGTGAATCTGGTGTGCCCCGGATGCGGGGCTGAGTTCGCCATCGAGCGGTCACTGGCAGAGGAGGGCACTAATGGCTGATTGGGAGAACCGCATTGTTGGGCACGGCGAGGAAGACCCTGCCCTTCTGAAGGCCAACCCTCGTAACGCTCGCCGACATTCGGCCTATCAGCGGCAGGTCGTCACCGACATGCTGGACAAGGTCGGCTGGGTAAAGGACGTGGTAATCAACAGGCTGACGGGTCTGGTTGTGGACGGACATCTCCGGGTCGACCTCGCAGTGGAGCGCGGCGAGGCGCTGATTCCCGTGAAGTACGTTGATCTGTCCGAGGAGGACGAGGCGCTTATCCTCGCGGTGCTCGACCCGCTTAGTGCGATGGCGGGCACCGACAACGAGATGTTATCTGACCTGCTCCGGGACATTCGGCAGGATGACGCCCTCGGAGCGATGCTGGAGGGCATGGCGCGGATGGCTCGCCCGCAGTTCACGGACTTCGCCCCGCCGGAGCCTCCCTCGAACGAGGTTATTGCTGAGGCCGAGGTAGCGAGGGATAGCAAGATGCGGGAGCGCGCAGAGGGGCGACGCGAGCGCCTGCTGGACGTGACGTGCCCCCACTGCTCGCTAGAGTTCGGCATCGAGCGGGCGCAGGTGCTGCTCGATAACCCTGATCGAGAGTTGTCATGACAAGTCGGTAGTAACCTGCGATAATGTACTTAGAACGAGACGAAGACGAAGGGCTCAAGATTGGCGATGCACTTGTGGCGTGAGCCTGATTACGTCGAGGATGAGGAGTGGCTTCGTGAGTTTATCTCCGGGGCCGGTTGGAAGTTCGCGAAGACCATGCCGCAGTCGCCGCATTGGTACACACTTCGCCGAGATAACACCCAGAGTGACTTTGACCGGGCCGTCATGGCGATCAGGAAGCATGGCTTTTCTTCGCGCTATGGCGGCGTCGATTACACGATCTTGGTGGTTGATGAGTACAAGTATTGGACGATGGGGTGGCCGCTGCATTCGGCGGCCTGCCCCGCTACTGGGCGTGGTGCTGATTGCCATTCGGCGAATTGCACCTATGTCTTGAATCGGACGTTTTACCAACCTCCGTGGTAGACTCCTAAATACCATCTCAGAACCTGCGGGGGCGCGGGGCGAGCAACGGAGGCCACGAATGCCGGATGGGGCCGCCTACCATTCTGCTGTGAAGCATGTTTCGAGATTGCAGGACTCCCCGCCCGTTACCCGCGCGACCGTGGGCGGCTCTGTTGCCCTCGTGTCTAATTTGCTAGATGGCCTCGCCCCAGAGTTTCTTACCTGCGATTTGCTCTATCTAGAGCCACCGTGGCCCGCCGGGTTTCGCGAGTTCAATCGTAGAGCGGGCATTACGGACGAGGCCCGGTCTCACGGGGCTCTCGTTTCATTGATCGGCTCTCTTGCTTCCACATTGCCGTTTCCTGTCGTCGTTTCCGAGATGGGGATTCCTTCTCGCCGTCGCCTTGAGTCATTCAGTCCAGATTCAATGATTGAATCATCGCTGCCTCCACATTCGATGCGCCCGATCCGTTTTTATGGCTGGCGTATCGAATTGCCGCAGGCCGTTGATTCACGGGATCTTGTGCGCTCATTTGCTGGCACCTATCACCGGATAGGTGATCCGTGCTGCGGATATGGGCGCACCGCGCTCGACTTTCTCGGCGCTGGAGGCGGCGAGGTAGTGATGTCCGATATAAACGCGGACTGCATTGGGTATATAGCGCAGAACCTTGAGGGGTGGCGGCAGCATGGCTGATTGGAGTTATGGAGATGCTGGTGACCGAATCCCAGTCGGGTTTGGGGAGCAGTGGCGCGTAGGCGACCATCGACTGCTTTGTGCCGATCAGGAGTCAAGCGCAGAGGCAATTCGGCAGTTTGTTGCCCCTGCGTCCGGCGGCCTCGTATATGTTGACCCTCCGTGGGACAACGGGAATGCGAGGTCATTTAGGACGAAGTCCGGAATTGATGGGAGCAAGGGTAGGCAGGTCGTCTTGAGCGGCCTCCTAGAGAAACTCGTATTACAGACCGCAACCCTTCGTCCGTCGGCGGTGTTTTACGAGATGGGCTTGCTCAACGCCGATATGTTGGCGGATTTGTTTGCCCAGCAGTTCCCGGGCGCTGTGCAGCATAGGTATCCGATCGTTTATTACCGCAAGCACCCGTGCGTGCTGGTGCAGGTTTACGGAGAGCCTCTCCCCTCGCTGTCTGGCAAGGATGACGAGAACACACCGGGACTCGTCATGGACGCCCTGCGCCCGTCGACCGTGGTAGACCTATGCGCTGGCCGAGGGGGAACGGCGGTCGCTGCCGCAGAGCGGAACATCAGGAGTTGGGGAGTCGAACTGAACCCGCGTCGGATGGCAGTGGCTCTTGACAAGTTGTCCAAGTTGACCGGCCAGCCCCCTGAGCGCGTTGCTTGAAGGTTTATGAGAAGGGCAACGTCTATGAGGCGGCGCTCGACCGAATCCGCTGGCTTTTTGACGAGTTCCCCAATGTCGTCTGCACCTACAGCGGCGGCAAGGATTCGACGGTTTGCTTCAACCTGTCGCTGCAGGTAGCGCGTGAGAAGAATCGCCTGCCGTTGCAGGTGATGTTCCTCGACCAAGAGGCGGAGTGGCAGTCAACGGTCGATCAGGTTCGCAGGGTCATGTACCACCCAGATGTAAAGCCGTTCTGGTATCAGGTGCCATTCGTCCTGTTCAATGCCACCTCCACGACCGATCACTGGCTGAATTGCTGGGATCCAGACCGCGAGGCGGATTGGATTCACCCGAAAGACCCGATCTCCATCAAGGAGAACATCTACGGGCAAACCCGGTTCACCAAGATGTTCGGCGCTGTGGCCGCAGTCGACCATGCCGGGAAGAAGACGGCTTATATTGGCGGCGTCCGCACCGAGGAGTCGCCAGCGCGCTTTGCTGGATTGACATACGACGCCACCTACAAGTGGGTGACATGGGGCAGGCTGAACAATAAGGTCGGCCCGATGTTCACTTTCTACCCGATTTACGACTGGTCGTATCTGGATGTCTGGAAGGCGATCCATGAGCACGGCTGGGAGTACAGCAAACTTTATGACGCGATGTACCAGTACGGCGTGCCGGTATTGAAGATGCGTGTGTCTAACGTCCACCATGAGACGGCGGTGGCTTCACTATTCATGATGCAGGAGATCGAGCCGGAGACGCACAATCGGGTGGTTGCGAGGCTGTCTGGCATCGACATGGCGTCGAAGATGGGCAAGGCGGATTACCAGCCGACGCAACTCCCGTTCATGTTCAGTGACTGGCGAGAGTACCGCGACTACCTGCTTGACCACCTGATTGAGAACCCAGACTGGAAGGTGCGCTTCACCACGATGTTCGCCCGGCATGACCGGGCGTTCGGCGAGGAACTGGGCGAATCAAAATATAAAGGCCACGTCCATGCGATCCTTGTAAACGACTGGGAGGGCGTGACTCTCGGGAATATGCTGAACACGAACCTCGGCATCCAGCGTCGGCGGAAAAAAGAGCGGGACGCCGAGCAGGAGTTGATCTAGTGCTGAAGCGAGTATCCGCCGTTCCGCATGTTGCCGAGGAATCCATTGCGGCAGATGTTGCCGAGAATGTGGAGTCTGCCCCGGGATCGCTGGCCGACCACCCGATCGCCGACGTTCGCTGGGTTCCAATTGATAAGGTTGAGGCCAACGATTACAACCCGAATGTCGTCGCCCGGAACGAACTTCGCCTGCTTTACCTGAGCATCAAGCAGGACGGCTACACGCAGCCTGTGGTCACGGTGTACGACAAAGAGCGAGACAAGTACGTTGTGGTTGACGGGTTCCACCGCACGCTGGTGATGCGCTACCACGAGGACATCCGCGCCTCGACCGGCGGGCTGCTCCCGGTGGTGGTCATCGACAAGAGCATCAACGACCGGATGGCATCGACGATCCGGCACAACCGGGCGCGCGGGAAGCACAACGTCGCAGGTATGGCGAACATCGTGTTCGAGATGCTCCATAACGGCTGGACGGACGAGGAAGTCTGCGCCGAGATGGGCATGGAGGCGGATGAGTTGATTCGCCTGAAGTACGTTACGGGCTTCTCCAAGTTGTTCGAGGATGTCGAATATGGGCGGTCTTGGCAGACACGACGCATGATCCGCATCAAGCGCGATTACGCGGCAGGAGAGCAGAATGACAACGGATAAGAAGCAGCGCCCCAACACCGGGGAATGGCGAGGCGTTTTTATTGCTGCACTTCGCAATAGCGCGAACGTGCGCGCGGCCTGCCAGCAGGCAGGAGTCAGTCGGGCGATGGCCTATAAGGCACGCTCTGAGTACCGGAGATTCGCCGCCCAATGGGACGAGGCGCTGTCGGATGCCGTGGATTACCTTGCCGGAGAGGCTTGGAGGCGTGCCTCCGTATCCGACACCCTGCTTATCTACCTGCTGAAGATTCACGGCGGGGCATTCTGGAGGCAGGACGGGCACAGCCGCGTCGACGTTACCTTCGAGGTGCGCGAGGAGACGGAGAGGCTCGCTCGGGCGAAGGGGCTCACAGAAGCCGAGACGGCCTCCGCTGTCGAGGAGGCCGTCAGACTCGCGACTGGCGGATAGCCTATGTCTCGCGCGCTAGACATCGCAGCCGCCGCTGTTACGGTGCAACTCCGCTCGCGCGGCAGGGTTCCGGTCGACTACATTTCCGATCCGAATGGCTTCGCCAGCGATCGGCTCGGGCTGTTTCTTTGGTCAAAGCAGCGCGAGATTCTGGATTCCGTCACCGTCAACCGCCACACGGCGGTTCGGGCCTGCCACGACTCGGGGAAGTCGATGGTGGCTTCGGTGGCCGCAGCATGGTGGCTAACCGTCCACCCTCCGGGCAGCGCATTCGTAGTTTCTACCGCTCCGTCGTGGACGCAGATCAGGGCGATTCTGTGGCGCGAGATCAATCGCCGCCATCGGGAGGGGTCGCTTCCCGGTCGCATGAACCAGTCAGAGTGGTTTATCAATAACGAACTTGTTGGCATGGGTCGTCGCCCGCCGGACTGGGATACGAGCGCCTTTCAAGGCATCCACTCCGAGCATGTCCTCGTAATCATCGATGAGGCGGATGGGGTGCCCGAGTCGATCTTCAATGCGGTTGAGACGATTACCACGAACGAGAAGTGCCGCATCCTTGCGATCGGCAACCCGGACAACCCGCAGTCCTACTTTTCTGGTCGGCAGCGACCCGGCACTGGCTGGCACACGATCCACATCGATGGGTTCGAGACGCCCAACTTCACGGACGAGGCGATACCGGAGACGCTCCGCCCGCTGCTGCTGTCGCCCATTTGGGTCGATGAGCGCAAGGCTGAATGGGGCGAGGATTCGCCGCTTTACGTCGCGAAGGTTCGCGGCGAGTATGCGATGGACGCCGATTCTGGCGTGGTGCCACTTTCATGGGTGCGGGAGTGCCAGCGACCGGAATTGGTGGATTCGGATCTACTTGAGCGGTTCTTCACCGACCAGTTCGACGTTGCGGCGAGGGTGGAGATCGTCAAGACGCAGGATTCGACGACACTGCGCGCGTTAGCGGAATTACCTGATGCGACGGAAGCGATGAAGGAGACAATCGGCGTCACGCTGGCCGAGCGCGACACTCCGGTGGAGTTGGGTGTCGACGTGGGCGCGGGCGGCGATGAGACTGTGATTGTCGAGCGTCGAGGTAAGTATGTAGGCAAGGTCTGGGCCTACAAGACCCCGGACGTTACTCAGGCGGTCGGGCACGTCATGGAGGCGATCCGCGAGACCGGGGCGACGCAGGTCAAGATTGATGCGATCGGTGTTGGCTGGGGCGTTGTCGGGAGGTTGCGCGAATTGCAGCGGGAGGGGCTGCATAAGGCGACCATCGCTTCGATCAATGTGTCTAACCCCTCGGCTACTCCGGATAAGTTCCCGAGTTTGCGTTCGGAGTTGTGGTGGCAGGTAGGCCGGGAACTCAGCCGGACGCATGGATGGGATCTGACAGCGGCGGACGACACAACGATCAACCAATTGATCGCACCGAAGTACATGCTTGATTCGGCTGGGCGCATCAGGGTCGAGCCGAAGCAGGACACCATCAAGAGGCTCGGCAACTCGCCTGACCGGGCTGACGCGCTGCTGCTTGCGTTCTACCGACCGAGGGAAGTCAGGATGCGGTGGCTGACGTAATGGACTGGATGACAATTGCTGGCATTGGGCTGATCAGCATGGCGGCATCCACCGGCGCGCTGCTCGGCTGGTGGATAGCCCGCCGCTTGGGAGCCTTCGCGGCTTTGTTCGATGCCGATGACCGGCGCATGATTGCCGCCATCCTTGTTGCTGCCGGGCTAGCCGGGGGGATGGCGATATTCACGGCGGCAATTGCTGGTGTATCATGGAGGATATTCGTGACACTGAAGTAAGGCTGGCCCATATATGGGTGTATTCGCCGACGTAATCAGACGTGCCCCTTCAATCACCCGTTTACCAGTCAGCGGAGCGGGTCGCCGCCTCGGCTCCATGATGCGAACTTCCACCCCGGAGCAGGTCGCGCAGCAGGCGTTCGAGTCCTTTGCATCCAGCGGATGGATCTTCTCCATCGTCAGCCGTATCGCCAACGGAGCCGCCCGGGTCGACTGGAACGAATACGTCGCTGCTCCCACGGCAAGTCTGAAGACCAAGCGGATGATGCAGAAGAACAACCGGGTCAACCGGTCGGCTCATTTCTCCCACGACCGGATCACCAACCTTATCAAAATAGGCGACCTCGTTGTTGCTGATGACGAAGGCCCGGCGCTTGCTCTCTGGAACAACCCGAACCCGTTTTTTTCGCAGCATGAACTCGTCGAGGTAGTCCAGCAGCACCTCGAACTGACGGGCGAGGCTTACATCGTCATTCTCCGGGATGAATCCGGGCTGCCTGCTGAACTCTGGCCTGTGCGCCCCGACCGCATGGAGGTCGTCCCCGACAACGACAAGTTCGTCAACCTATACGTTTACAAAAACGGCGACGAGCGTATCCCGCTGGCTGCTGAAGACGTGATCTTCTTGCGGATGCCGTCCCCGGTCAGCATGTACCGTGGCATGGGGCCGGTGCAGGCCGTCCTCTTTGACATCGACTCTGACCGTTACGCGTCGCAGTGGAACCGAAACTTCTTCACGAACGGCGCTGAGCCCGGCGGCATCATCGAAGCCCCTGAAGGCTTAGACCCCAGTGAATGGGACAGGCTCACTTCGCAGTGGCGCGAGGAGCATCAGGGCGTTGCCCAGTCGCACAGGGTCGCCGTCCTCGAGAAGGCCAGATGGGTAGACCGTAAATACTCGCATACCGATATGTCATTCATTGACGGCAGGAAGTTGAATAGAGACCTATTCCTCGGGGCGTGGGGCATGCCCGGCTCACTCGTCGGAGTTTCCGAGAACGTGAACCGCGCTAACGCAGAGGCTGGCGAGGTCGTATTTGCCCGGTGGCTTATCGTTCCGCGTCTTGACCGCATCAAGATGGCGCTGAACAGCCGCCTTGTCAGTCAATTCCCGGGCTATGAAGACCGCGTGCTGGACTATGTGAACCCTGCACCCGAAGACCTTGCCATGCACCTAGCCATCGGTATTGGCGCGTACAAGGCGGGTCTCTCGACGAAGGATGAGGGACGAGCCGAGATTGGGCTGCCCCCGGCAGAAGATGGAAGCGGGGCAGACTTCTTTACGCAGCCGCCATCAACGCCGGAGGCGACTGTATCCGACGGCACGCTGCAACTCAGCAAGGCTGCGCCTGAATCTTGGCCGTCGCCGCTCCGAAAAGCGGAGCGAGAGATGGCGGAGGCGTGGGAAAAGCGGCTATCGGATCAAGCCGATATTGCGGTGGAGACGTTGCGGGAGCGGTGGGTCGACGACACGCCGTCGTCCGCCCGTTTAGTAGAGGCCATGCTAGCGGGGTTGGCGTCGCTGTGAGCATCGAGGGCGGCGCTGACGGATACCTTAGCCAGTTGGGATTCAATTCGCTTGACCAATACTCCAAAGCAGTAGCGGCTGAACTGACGGGCGCGTTCAAGATCGCGTTCGAGCAGGAGCAGCCGGGCTTGCCTGCTACCACGGCATTCGCAAGGGCGACCAGTTACGCGAATGCTCGCACCGCTGAACTGATTAGCGCGGATGGCCCGATGAGCCTGACAAGGCTGGCACGGGCTGATCTTACGCGAATCATCGGCGGCGGCCTTGAACGAGGGGACAGCCTCGATTCGATGGCCCGCGCCATCCGAGAATCCGGCGCTTACTCAAAGTCGCGCGCCTCGACTATCGCTCGCACGGAGACGTCCACGGCTATCGGTCATGGGGCGATGTCCGCAGCACGAGAAGTTGGCAGCAAGCAGAAGTCTTGGCTGTCCAGCAAGACTCAGAAGGTTTGCGAGGATTGCGCCGCGAACGCATCGCAACGCTGGATCGGCATCAGCGATTATTTCATCAGTGGCAGCAGCACCATCCCAGCACACCCTAATTGCGAGTGCGACGTCATCTACCGGGGCGAGCAGATAAGCGGTATTGACGCCTCGGAAGGTTTAGGCGGCTCAGAGGACGAAGGCCCGTCGGGGCCATCTCCCCGTGCACCTTCTGGAACGCCGGTTCGAGATCCGGAGGCGGAGGCGGAGGCGGAGGCGGAGGCGGAGGCGGACGGCTTCACGTCGGAGACGTATACGGATTTGCAGAAGTCTGCCGCAGACAGGTACTACCTAGATTACGAGAAGATCAACGGTGCCCTTCGCGGCAAGGGCGGGTCGGTGCCGGGCTCTGTCACCTACGGGCTCGATCAGGCTATCGCTGGGGCGACCTCTGCCGAGGAGATGGTCGTGCATCGTGGGATGAATCTGTCTGCAAAGGAGTTGGAGAAGTTCAAGGTGGGCCGTGTCATGTACGACCCAGCGTATCTCAGTACGACGAGTGATTACGATGTCGTTGAGCGGTTTACTGGCGGTCGCGCCCAGTCTGGTAACCCCGAAGCCCCGATAAGTGGTGTGGCGGTTACGATGTCGATTACGGTTCCTCCCGGAACTTCTGCTTTGCCAATGGATAGGGTGCTGCCCAGTGGAAATCGCGGGGAGTCTGAGATCCTCTTTGGGCGTGGTACCAAGTTGCTGATCGAGTCCGTCAAGACGACGCCAGAGGGCACCTCCATATATGTGAGGATCGTCAAATGACCAGTCGGTTTATCGGCGAAGACGGCGATTTCCTGTTCGAGGAGCCGTCTAAAGCGACGGCTAATGGTGGAGAGATGCTTGTTACTTCACGCTGCCCGAATGACGGCAAACTCCTAAAGGCTGCTCCGCATCCGGCAAGCGTCGAACTGTGGTGCCGCCGGTGCAGGCGGAGCGTCCTGCCGGTCGGCGTAGAAATGCAAGTCAAGGCCCGAGTTGATGTGCCGTCATATATCAGCGCGAACGCGGAGCGCGGGCTTGCTTGGAACGCCGAGGGATTGGCAGGGGACGGGTTGGTAGACAGGACGGTGCGTGAGGCGCGCGAACTTGCGGCTGGGTCAGTGACCGAGGACAAGGTGCGCCGGATGTCCGCATGGTTTGCTCGGCACCTCGTCGACCTCGACCGACCACAGAACAGCAATCCCGACAACGAAGACTATCCGGGGCCGGGTGCGGTCGCGTGGGCGCTTTGGGGCGGGAGCCCTACAAATCCACGGCAGGCGATGAATTGGGCAGACGCTAAGGTAGCGTCCCTCGACCGCGCCGAGCAGTGAGGCGATCGCCTATCAAGGCAAAGAGATTGAGGGGATCCGAGCATTGGCCTGCCCGAGCGGCATGGGTGAAGTCGAGGATCTGCGCTGCCGTGGAGTTGGGCGGGTGCTGGGGGCAGATGACAGTCCACGAGCCGTGGACGAAGGCGCGAGGCGGCCCAACCGACGACGAACGGAATTGGCTTGCGCTTTGTATCGAGCATAACCGGCTGGTTTCGCAAGATGCCGAAGTCATGCGCTGGGCGAAGGATCGCGGATACCTCATCAGCGCCGCCGCTGGCCCGGCATGGCTTGAGGCTGGAGGTTTGCAGGCGAGCCCTAGCGACTTATTGACAAATATGTGATACTGATCTTGTAACTGAGCCGTGCGCTGGTCGCCAGTCTCTTTACATAGTGGCCTTCGTGCCCGTCCTATTTCGCTGCACTTGCAGCGGGTAGGGCGGGCTTTTTTTTGTCTATGAGGTGACGAGTGCGCCATAAGGTATTCCGGCCCGAAACTAAGATGCTCGATGAGGCTCGCGGCACGGTGCTTGCAACCATGTCTGACGAGTCGAGAGACCGCGATGGGGACATCATCCGGGCATCCGGATGGAACCTCGACGACTTCCTCGCGCACCCAG